GCGCCAGATACAGTTGGCTGCATGTCGCTATGTGGATGAAGTGGTTGTGTATCAGACCGAACAGGACTTGATAGACTTGTTGTTGATCCTGCCTGTGGATGTGCGTATCCTGGGTGTGGAATACGAGGACAAAAACTACACTGGACGGGCAGAATGCTATCAGCGTGGTATTGAAATCGTGTTCAACGGCCGAGATCATTCATTCAGCAGTAGCAGTCTACGCAAACGAGTGGCCGAGGCCGAAACTGTTAGAGCATTAAAACAACAATGATCCTGTATGCCAACGGATGTAGTCATACAGCGGCTGCTGAAGCTGTGATACCTGCCACCTTTGCAGTGGATGACGGCAAGCATGGCATTGATCGGAGACCTCATCCGGTGAATCTGGCTGCAAGCTGGTGTACTCATTTGTCACGGCATCTAGATCGACATCTTATTTGTCATGCCGAATCGGGTTCCAGCAACCAGCGTATCCTACGTACCACTACCCAATGGATCAACAACAATCCCAAACTGCTACCACGTACATTCATGGTAATCCAGTGGACCACCTGGGAGAGAGAAGAATGGTTACACAAGGGTGTTCATTATCAAGTCAATGCCAGTGGCACAGATTATGTGCCGCAAGAGCTACAAGAAAAATACAAACACTATGTGATCGGAGTTGACTATGTTCAAAAGACTCAGGAATGGCACGAAAAGATTTGGCAGTTTCATTTATGGTTGAAACAACTGGGAGTGCCGCACCTGATGTACAACGCCTGGAGCAACTTCAGTGATCCTTACAACGAGCGGCTCGATTGGGGTTCGAGTTATTTGGGTCCTTACAGCTCGGATCTCACCTACAATAGTGTGCTAAAAAACAACGGCTTTGAGTGGGCCAGCCCGCGAGGATACCATTTTCGAGCAGACGGTCATTGCTTTTGGGCCGATTATCTGTTACAATATATTACTGAAAACAAAATACTAGAAAGCTCAAAATGAAGTATGTGCTGATTGACACAGCAAATCTGTTCTTCCGTGCCCGACACGGTGCTTTCCGTGCCAGCGATACCTGGGAAAAACTGGGCTTTGCTCTGCATGTCACGCTGATGGCTGCCAACAAAATGGCCCGTAGATTTGAAGCAGATCATGTGGTATTTGCGCTAGAAGGACGTAGCTGGCGCAAAGACATGTACAAACCCTACAAAAACAACCGTGCTGTGGCCCGTGCTGCACTGACTGAGCAAGAAGCCGACGAAGACAAGATGTTCTGGGAAACTTATGACGCTTTGACTAAATACTTGAGTGAGAGGACCAACTGTAGCGTATTACGTTGTCCTACCGCAGAAGGCGACGATATCATAGCTCGCTGGATCGCATTACATCCCCAAGATGAACACGTAGTAATCAGCAGTGATACTGACTTTGTTCAGCTGGTAGCACCCAACGTCAAACAGTATAATGGAATCACCGACGAACTGATCACCATTGAAGGAATATTTGATGCCAAAGGCAAACCCGTCGTTGACAAAAAAACCAAAGAAGCAAAAACCGTTCCGGACCCGCAGTGGCTCTTGTTTGAAAAATGCATGCGTGGCGATAGCAGTGATAACGTGTTCAGCGCCTACCCGGGGGTCAGAACCAAAGGCACCAAAAACAAGGTTGGACTACAAGAAGCGTTTGAAGATAAAAACAAAAAAGGTTACGCCTGGAACAACTTGATGTTGCAACGCTGGAGTGATCCTGACGGAGTGGAACATCGTGTGTTGGATGATTATGAACGCAATCGTACCTTGATTGATTTAACAGCACAACCCCCAGAAGTCAAGGCCGTGGTAGATGCTGCCATACGCGAACAGATCAGTCACAAGGATGTGGGGCAGGTGGGTGTAAGGTTCATGCAGTTCTGTGGCAAATATGAGTTGAACAAATGTTCAGAATCGGCTGAAAGTTTTGGTCGATGGATGAATGAAACATACAAAGGAGTACTCAATGACGTTAATAGCTAAACCTGTTATAGACAAACAGTTCTGGATCTTGCAAGACGGCAACGAAAAAGTCGGCAACATCGAAGCCTGCGCTGGTGGTTACCAAGTCAAGATACACGATCAAATCGCACAGTTCAAGACCATCCGGATGGCAGCTCAGCGTGTGAACATCACGTTTGAGCCGCAAGTGCAACCAGTCAAGCACAAGATCAACGCCAATCAGGTACATGGTTACAGCACAGCCAGCCGTGTACACAATCCCATGTGGGATGTCAAAATGAAGTTACCAATCTATACCAAGACCGGCAAGAGTAAATCATGGTTTGCTGCCGGGTGGTATCGTGTGAAAAAAGGACGCAACTGGGCTGTGACACAAGATCCCAAGTTGATTGTGTTGCAACGATATCCTTATGCAGGTCCTTTCCATACCAAACCGCAGGCAGAAAATCATGAGTGATCTGAATCCTTTCCAAGATCAAGCACGCTTCATGCAGGCCTCAGGACAAACAGTGGGGCAACTCAATGCCGCGCAATATCAGCTGTACTGCAATCTCATACAAGAAGAGTTTGAAGAACTGGTGGCCAGCGACAACATCGTGGATGATCTGGATGCCTTGGTTGATATCTTGGTGGTGACCATTGGTGCCATACACAGTCTTGGAGCCGACGCTGAAGGTGCCTGGCAGGAAGTCATGCGTAGCAATCTGGCCAAGATTGATCCTGAGACTGGGCTGGTGCGCCGACGCGAAGATGGCAAAATACTCAAGCCCGAAGGATGGACTCCGCCCAACCTGGAACCTTTTGTACCTACTCCAAAATCATGAGCCAACATCTGCAGAGGTTTGTGGATCGTGTGCGTGGCGCCGAAGCACGCGGCGTGAGAGATTTTACCATGAGCATGGACGATGCTCGAAATCTGCATGCAGACCTCACACGACTCTTGATCGAGCTCAATGATCTACGCAACAAGGCCGTGCAGATCGAGGCCGACCAGGTGATAACAGTGCAAATGGACGGAGGCAAGTTCTAAATATTAGTATATTATTGTCATAAATAATACTATTATGAGTAGACCAAAACCTCGGGTACTGATCGAACTTACCAATAAAACCACATACAAAACTGAGCAGGTATTGGCCAGCGAAGGTGTCTGGGCAGTGTTTTACGATGGTGCACCTATCAATCTTAAAACATCAAATCTCTTGGTACAGTATCCTGGACCCAAATACAAAAAAGTCAGTTTTTCAAATCCTGGCCATGCTCGTAATCTGGCCAAGAAACTCAACACCCAATTCAAAACTGACAAGTTCACAGTGGTGTTATTAAAATCGGGTGACCAGGTGTATCCTTGAAGCATAAGGATATATGATCGTCCGTGAAACATTTCCTATAAAAATACTCAGTTACTGGGATCAACGGGCCAAAAACTGGATGAGTCTTCACGAGCAGTCTTGGTTCTGGTCAGCACGACAAGGTGTTAAACGTTGGTCGACCTCGCAGTGGACTGACACAATCAAATCCATATTTGCTAAAAGTTCAACTTCTTATCAAGTTGAATTTGAAGCCTATCAACCCAACAAAGATGGTTACTATTTGATTTTTTATGGTGCTTCAACGCAAGTCTATGAAAATCAAGGCATGGCTTTCCTGACACCTGACATAATAAAAAAATGCAACCAAGGCTCCATCAAGTTGTTGATTGTGTTTTGTCACGAGACCTGGGACAAAAGAGTGCCCTTCAAAGAATGGTACTGGGAGTTTTGCGGAATCCTGTCAGAGTTGGGCTTGACCAGATCTCACAGTGTGGTAATCTTAAACGGTACTGATCTAGCGACCAGACCGCATCCAGACAATCGCTGTGATGTGATTTACTATCCATGGTTTGAAGCCAACCTGCAGATCAGCATGAGAAGTCAAGGCATGACCTTTCAGCCCATGAATTTTGATAGAAAAACAAAAAGATTCATAAATCTCAATCGCGTGATACGTCCTCATAGATTCCTGATGTTGGCATATCTCAAGTACAAAAACCTGGATCAGCATGGGTATCTCAGTTGGAAAAATCCCAACTGTTTGAGTTGGAAACAAATACTCAATTCCATGGGCAGCTCAGATCAGGATTTTTCTTGGTACGCACAGTTGACCAACTTTGATCGAGAACGTTTTGGTTTTTTTCATTATGTCAACAGTTTGCACATGTTAGACAATATAAATTTGGACGATGTCGAGGATCCAAACAAAACAGCACAAGACAGCGAATCTACTAACAATCCAGAAACTCCGTGGCTGGGTGCAGATAATTTTTATCTTGATTCTTGGGTAGATTTGGTCAGTGAAACACATTTTGAATTGTACGGAGATATTTTCCTCACAGAAAAAACCTTCAAACCAATGGCCTATGGAATGCCATTTATTTTCAATGCCAGTCGTAATCACTTGCATCATGTGAAAAAATTAGGCTATCAAACATTTCCGGAAATATTCAACGAAAACTATGATGCCATGCCTGGTAGTCTTTTAAAGATAGCCGAAATAGGAAATCAAATATCTTCATTGTGTGTGAACGACGAAAAAATTCAACTGTTAAAAACTCCTGAAGTTCAGGCCAAAATAGAGTACAATCAAAATCAGTTTTGGAACAAAGATCACGGCGAGCAACTAGGTAAATTACTGTATGAAGCCTGGATTAAAGGTCGTGCGTGACAAGCGCCGCATAACAGCCGAACTGATCAAACTCTTGCCCGACGAGCAACGCATCAGTGTGGAATCGGCTATACCTAGTTGGTGGTTTAATCTGCGCAAGAATGGTGGCATGCGTCTGACCAAAATGGGCCACGATGTTTTTGTAAAAAACTTAGAGTTGGAAAACTACGGTTACAACATCGATGATCCCACGCAGTTCAACCAAACTGTGATCCTGGAACTGGACCGTAAAATGCAGATGCCCTATTACATACACGCTGTCAAAGGCATACCCAAAAAAATCGTGTTTTTTGGCAGCCGCGAAGCTGTCATGGTAAATCTCTACGGAAATCTGCAACAGTTTCTTGACAACTATCAGCCCTAGTGTTATACTAGTAATCAGGGCCTTTAGCTCACGCTTGGTTAGAGCAACCGACTCATAATCGGTAGGTACTGTGTTCGACTCACAGAAGGCCCACCAAATTTCTCAGATTTCTTCATAAATAAAAACAGCCAATCAGTTTGGGTTTCAATCTCAAACATAAATATCAATATAAAATCCCACTGGGAATCTAGGAGAATCCATGAATCAACCACGCAAAGTAAGATGGCTTATTGCGCATCAACCACAAGAACTTTTTGTGCGTACCGCTCGAGCTTTCAGCGAAGAACTAGCACGGCAGTGCAATGACGAGATCCAAATTGAGATCTTGACCTACCCAGAATACGAAGCCAAATACGGTGAGATTCCTCAGTTGGAAGCCGTGGATCGCTACGATGAAGATCACAGTGCAGGAATGAAGGCTTTCTTTGATGCCTTGTTTGACAGCCGTATCGAAATGAGCCAGATGCAGATCAGCACCATTGGTGAACTGTATTCGGATTTCCATGCCCTGGACATGCCATTCTTGTTTGAAGATCATGACCATGTGAGCCGCACCCTGGAAGGTCCTATTGGACAACAACTGTGTGCCAAGCTAGGCGAAAAGACCGGAGTCACTGGTCTAGGATTTACATATTCCGGCGGCTATCGCGTGATTGGCTCCAACGAACCCATCAACAGTGTAGAAGATCTACAAGGTCTCCGTATCGTGGTACAGCATCCAATGACCCTGGGCACTACCATTGAAAGCATGGGCGGCAAAGCCATTCCTGTAGCACCGGTATTGTGGCAGAAACATGATCTCATCAACAAAGGTCAAGCCGATGCGGTAGAAACCACATACTTGCGTTTTGAAGGCAAGCATGTGCTCAAGACCAACCACAGCATGTTCATGACTTCGATCATCATCAGCAACAAGTTCTGGGCCACACTCACTGATACACAAAAAGAAGCTTTCCAGAAAGCTGCTTTGTATGCCAGCCGCAGAGAGCGTGAGTGGTCGGTACAGGACGGCATCCAGTTTGAA